CAAGTGGTGAACGGTATATATCACTTGCGTTGTATGCTCTCGCCTGTGTTAGTTGATCATCCCACTGCTGAAGGTTTAGTGTTATGGTAGGAAATGTTCCTCCCTCACCAGTCCCTGTATTTACTACCTGTGGTTCTGATAAAGGACCAACTACGCCATCCCATAGGAACGCCCAAGCAAATTCCCAGTATGTATTGTAAGTCAATCCGTTGTTAACACCTGTTGGTGTTATAACTGCTGGACCAAACTTCTTACCTGCTGGTATATCAACTGGTGTCTCCATGACATATGCTTCTGAATAACTAGCAGTCTTATCTATCTTTAAGTTTAGTTCTTCGGCACGACGTCTAGCTATTGAAGCCTTCTTCCCATGTATCGGATGTGCATTACCGCTTACTGGTGCGTCAGTGTGTTGAAGGTTTAGTATCTCTATTAAGTCAGCAGGCAAGTTATAATGCCTATGCGCTATTCTCCAATCGTTTGAATGCGCTGCTGTAGTTCCTCTGAATGGTTCTCTCAGTCGTATCTCGGTGAAGCTCATCACTTGGTCAATAGTGTAGTCACGGTTATCGAACTGAAAGATTTGTCCCTCCCATTCTACAGGGTAATCTTTAAATGCCTGTACAGGAATACTGAAAACTACCTGTCTGGAACCATCTGTAACAGCGGCAGTTAGTGTATCTGTTGGCAAGATATCTGGATAGATATCTATATATTTTGTTTCTTGAGCAAAGTTCCATCTCTTTGCTGTAAAGATATTACAGTAGGAATCATTGATAAGCCTATCCAGATCGTCTAAGTACGTCTGTACTTCTGGGTTGTAGTCTGTAATATTCTTTATTTTATTTCTAAGTTCTTGTAGGTTCATCTGTTCTCTCTGTAAAAGGAGGACAGGGCTTTGATACCCTGCCCTCCTATGGTGTGATTTTTACTTGCGATACAAGTAAGCTTCCACGACACCGCCTGCTTCGTTTTTCAAAGCAACGCCGAACCATGGTGATAAGTCTGTCGCCAAACCTACCATTACCTGTCCAGCAACGTTACGTGGTGCTGCGAGGGGTTGCCCCGCAGTAACACCAGCATCACAGTTGACAGAAGCAACATAGCCCTGTACTGCAACACTGATTTCGTCTCCAGCGGCAGCGGCTGCTTCAAGAGCAACCCCACACGCTAGAGGGTTACCAGTAGCTACAGCAGCAGCTTGTGTTACCGTCAATACCGAAGCAGAACCAGTAGCAGTCACATCAAAAGCCACAACATCGCCAGCAGCAATAGCCGCTCCTGCGATGAGACGGCGCTTAATAGTTCTGTCTAGTGCGCTCGGAATATCTACTACACCGCCTGTTACAGCGTCGATGCCAGTAGTCTCGTTGTATTGTAATCCTGAATAAGACATATTAGAATACCTCCCCGTTGAATAGAAGTCCTTGTGAACCAAGGTGGTCAGCAATAAGCTGTCCCTTCCAATACAACGTAGCAGCCCTTGCAGTAGTACCAGAGATGTGTTCGAAGTCAGAGACAGCGAAGTCAGCATCAGGGTGCATACAAAGTTTGATTCCGTCAAAGTTGAGGAAGTATCCAGTAGCTGCATTACCAGCACCGTTTACGGTTGCGTCAGGCATAGCAAGATCCTGCTCAACTGGAGCACCAGCGAACAAGAGAGCCATACGACCACCGTCAAGAGACTTCTCATCAATGTATCGTTCTTGATTAAACAAGGCACGTTTATAGTTTGCAAAACCAGCTTCTGACATGAGAACTGCATCAACCTCGCCCATAGGGGCACGACTGTTAGTCTCTGTCCAGATCTGATGCATTCCACGAAGACCGTTTGTACCGAAGGCACCACCAGCGTCGAAACGACGGTTGTACCAACCTTGTACATCTACAACTGACTTCTGGATGTTTCCAACAGTGTTAGTCTGTCCAGCAGGTGTAGGTAGTCCTTGTTCAAGGAATCCAGTTGTGTTAGCAGCAGGGACACCGTTAAGGGTGTTCAATCCTGTAAGCACAGCGCTGTTACCAGCAAGGATCTGTGAATTGATTTCACGACGTAGCATACCCATTACGTTACGCATACGGGCTTCTACGATTTTGACAATAGCCTTCTCAGACTTATTCTCAAGTTCTTCTTTTTTGGTTATTACGATAGGAGCAGCGAAGTCTGCCCATGAATATATCGCAGGTTGCATAGTGTCATTGACTGCAAGAGAGACGCTCTCATAACCAGTAGGAAGCGAAGTAATAGAGCTATGCTCTGAAATACTTAGTGGACGCTGAATTTTAATTCCGCCATCCTCAGAAATCTGACCACCTGCACGCTTGCAGTGATCAAGAAAGGCTACCTTCTGGTAAAGTTCGTCTACCTCACCATCACGGATACTAAACAATGTACTACTTAGTAGTTCATTTGAAATTGTCATTTAGTTATTCTCCTAGAATAGTGTTTAAGTTTATATTAAAATCTACAACAAAGTGTTCGTCACTTGACGAGGTTGTTATCGAAGTCGGTTCGCCATGATAATATTCAGGTTGATACTGCTGATGATCAATCAGATGTATGCCTGCATATTCCGAGGAGGGAAACCCTGCCCTCTTATCTAATATAGGAATTGTAAAGGAAGGATAATCTATGCTTCCCTTCAGCCAATGTGGTAAGTCAACTATCATTTATTTCACCCCATTTGCTTTGTGCCACTGGTAAGATTCCCATGCGTCTTTAAACTGCGGGGTTCCACTAGCATTTACGTTTGAACCATTACTGGTTTTATTCCAAGTTTCTTTTGCCTTGTCACGCTGAAGTCTATTAGTCTCTTCCAAAGAGGTAAGTCTTTGCCTATCCATCTTTGCTTTAGTAATGAAGTAAGCGTCTTCAAGTTTAAGTTCTGTTCTATCTCTCAATAGTCTAGCAACTTCGATCTTAATATCAGGGTCCATTAAGTCTGGGTTGTCCCTTTTAAAGTTCTCTAGTGCTGCTGAACGTTTATTGACATACATCTCTTCCTGCATGGGCTTGAGCATATTCTGAAACATCTTAGCTGCTTCTTGTTTTATTTTGCTCTCCATACCTTCGGTTGAGAATAAGTCATATGGCTTCTCAGGATCTGCTGCTGATTCAGCAACTTGCTTTGCAAACTTTCCGTTATAAAGCGCCTGACGTTCTGCCAATAGTTTTTCTTGCTGTGCCTTTAAGTCACGACGTATCTCAGCAACCTCTTGGGTTTTCTTAGTCGTCATTGCTCTAAGGTTAGCAATAAGTTTCCTACCGTTCTCTGGTAGGTGTTTTAGAATTTCATTATATTCTGGTAATCCTTTATGTGTCTGTGACATTATCTCATCGTTTGAGAAGTCAGCATTTAATAGAGAATCTAGATTAAAGTTCTCTAAAAAGTCCGCAGGTACGTCCTCTGTTGGCGCTTGCGTTTCTACAGGGGCAACTGCCTCTGTATTTTCCTCGGCAACAACAGGGGTTGATTCTGTGGCAGCAGAGGTAGTATCAACTGTAGTGTCGATAGTCTCGTTTGTTTCCATATTTAATTTCTCCTTATATGGTGTTAATCTGTTTCTAGTATGGGTGGCTCTATGTTTGCGTTATGTCTGAAATCAGGATTGCCTTTCTTAAAGGATTCTAAATATCGTCTTATAGCCCTCGCTCGGTTAGTCGCATCATCATAAACCCCTTGCTGTATAGCTACATCTCTAGTCTCTTCAAACGCCGTGCCCGGTGGTAGAGGACCTCCTTGCATTCTCTGTACCCAATTTCTTGTATCTTCAGGTATAACCCTTGTGCCTTCTGGACGTCCGTGTGGAAAGTCTTCCAATGTCACATTAGCTTCAAACAATTCCTGTATCTCATCATCAACAGCAGCAGGCAACGACCCGCCAGTTGGTGATGCTTTGGCTGCTTCCATTGCTTCATCCCAATCTCTATATGTAGTATTAAGTTCTTGTCGCATCAGGCGATCTTCCTCGATGGCACCACGGCGTAAGCGGCGAGGATCAAAACCGCTATACAATCTGTATGCACCACCTCTAGCCTCAGGAACATCCTGTGCGATAAGTCTTTTCAATATCTCTTTTTCTGAAGGACTAAGGGTATCGAGGGTGTCCCGTTCAAATTCCAATATATCAGCTAGTTCGTCATCTGTTATGTTTCGATCATATGTTGGTGGTGCGTCTGGTGCGTCTCTTGGTATTTGAGGAATCCTGCCTTTCTCTAAGTCTATGTCATCTCCCGAAAGTCTAGGCAATATACTGCTGTCATCAGCAACCCTTCCCCCTCTTCGTAATGCCCTGCCTAACCTTGGTATTGCTCGTATAGCAGGACCAGCTAGTGCGCCAGCGCCTGCGGTTCCGACAGCTATAGCACCTTCCGTGGTTATATTGCTTTTCTCTTCGTCAGATAACAAGTCCCACATGTCACCAAAGCCTAAGTCTTCATCAGTAGCTGCGCCATATACTGCACCAGAGACGTCACCAATAGCCTCACCTGTTGGTCCAAATGCATCGGTTGCCATGTTCCAAAATGTGTCAGCAACTAAACTAGGGGTGTATTCAGCGGGGTCTTCACCTGAAGAAGCATGCGCCTCTCGTCGTCTACGTTCCTCTTCGTCATGGGCTCTACTACCTCTAGTAGATTCTGGACGTTCGTGATATTGTCTAGGTGTCCTTGGCATTATAGTCTCCCCCCGAACAGTTCATCAATTGAAGTGTCCATCTCTTCTGGTGCCGGTGTTCTCTCTTCATCAACAACCACTTCCTCTTCAGCCTCTGGTGCTTCAGGTGGTGGTGAATCTAAGAACTTTTTAAATGCTTTATCTTTCGCAAGTGCAGTTAGCTTACCAGCAATAACCTGAATACCACTGTCGTCAGTAACGTCGTCAAGGATAAATACCTTATCAGCGTCTACCGCTTCAGCAGCAACAGCGTCATCAGTAGCTTGCTTGAACATCATAAGTAGTCTAGTGAATTCTGTTGGGAGCACTTCAGCGTCCTCATCAAAGTCTGGATAGTCTGCCTTAAGTCCAAATAGTGGTTGCAACTTTCTAGCAACTTTCACTAATGAATTCAATGCCTTGCGACTGAAACTTCCTGTTGGTGAGAATTCTCCCATGAGGGAATCCTCCTGTTGTGCAATCTGTTCTTGTCCCTCGATTACCCTAGGGTCTATTGTTTCCATATCAATCGCCATGTGCTTCAGCCTCCTTAAGCATCTGTTTGGCGGGCATTAGTTCTTCAACTGCTTTAATAGCAGCGCCATAAGTTCCTCCACCCTCTGTTAGTTTTGCTTGATAAGCATCGTTCATCTTATCAAAATACGCATCCTCTTCCTTCGCCGCAGCGGTCCTATCTTCAACATAGTTTGAAGGTAAGTCTGATGCAGCGACAAACCCCATGCTCTTGGCAATCTCTGCCTCTTCTCTCTGGTTGACAACCTTACGTCCCAACGCAGCAGAATACATATTGCTGGATAAACCTTCCTGCCATCCAGCCCACTGCTCCGCCATCTTTGCTGGCATAGTTACCTTGTCTACAAAGTCACTACCGCAGTTAGCGCAAGCATGTTTATCTTTCCATCCATCTCTTTCACTGAACTTCATTAGTTCTTCAACAACGTTCTCACAACCCTCACAGGCAAAATGATAGAGGGGCATTAATATGTCCCCTTATCTGTCGAAGTCATCTCACCGGGCAAAGGCATCTTCCTGCCCCTACCGCCTCTTAGAGACTGCGCTATGGCTTCCTCTGGTGAAGGTGGCTGTGTGTGGAAAGGCGCTCCGTCAGGGCGTCCCTGTGGCATTGCACCACGAGGACCAACCTCTTCCTGAACCTCTGGTGTCTCAGAGAACTGACGAGGCAAGTCAAACAGACGGATAATCTCATCACGTATCTTCCATTGCTCAACACCAAGTTGTCCAAGGATAGGAGCCAACTGAAGTATCTGTTGTCTCTTGACGCTCTCGGCGATAGGTGTTGAGGCTTGATCTTGTGCAACGAACTTAAACTTTCCGTCAAGTTTAGAAGGAGCAACGATAGTTGGCTTACCCTCAATAAGGACAACCTCTCTATCAGATTCCTCTGAGATAAGTCCTATGATACGTATATACATCTCGGATATGCTTTCTATCATACCGTCTCTCTCACGAGCCAGTCGTCCAATCTCTGATGCAGTATACTGCGCCAATGCTGCAACTTCTGTTGCTGACGACTTGCTTGCCTCACCTCTGGTGAACGGTGCCATTACTGAACCCTTAGCCAAGTCCTGATCAATTTGATTCAGGTATATGCTATGGTTACTTGAAATTGGAATAGACGGGACAACTGATATCAACCCTGCTAAGTTCTCAGCGTCTACGGGGATCATAGCCCCATCTATCCCTGCGGTTATTTTCGCTAGTGCTTCGTCATCGATTGCCCCTTCACGAACAAGGAACTGTCGGGTGTCACGACGTACGGCATTTGCCCAAAATGATCGCAGTATGTTCTTTTCATATAGTTGGTCATAAATACGCTTCATAGCGCTTATGCCATCCATTGGTTGATCTGGTACACGAGAATAATACAAAGGTAGGATAGGCGCTGCTGCTTCTCCATTACTTAGTGTAAGAGGAATATCCTCTTCACTTAGCAATCTATCTTGGTTCCTTATATTAGGTGTCCAGAAATAAAGTTTATTATTTACAAAGTCATATAGCTCAACAACCTTGCAGTATAGGAACTGGTTAGGCAAGTCAGAGACATCAACTGTCCCATTGCCTACAGCCACAGCCTTCTCGAAGTAGTCTTCCTTCTTCACTGGTATCCACTTCTTCCGTCCAAACTTCTTGTTCATGGCTGAGACAGTCTCAAAGTAAATATGTCCAACAAAGCGCTGCTCATCCCATGAGGAAGAATCTCTATCAACAATAACATCCCAAGGGGATAAGGCTTTTATGCCAACCCTATCAAGAATATTCTTTGCGTCTTTAGGATACATCTTAACAAACGACTGAGGATATATAAGAGCCATACGACTATTCAGTTCAAGTTGTGTACGCTGTGTGAATAGAAACCTATTGGCAATTGCCTTGGCTAGATTTTTATCTCCCTTCCCCTGCGAATCAGCACCTACCTCAACGGCAGGGGCTTTGCTAAACAGAGAAGCAATGAACCCTTCGATGTATGCATACCCGTCAGACGTCTCAACTTGGATCTGGTTTGTCCTGTTCTTATCCTTATAGAAGTCGTTCATGTACGCCGACTTAAACCTTTCCATCTCAGCCCGCTTGTTATCCCAGAGATGGTTATGCTCCGCCAACAAGGTTCTTACAAAGCCTACCTTATCAGCATTAGTGAATTCGCTCATATATTATTGTTCCTTATTCTTATTATCTATTATAGACAATCTGTAAAATGATTAGTTCTTGCCACGTTCAGCCATGCCAAGGCTAC